CTTAAAGAAATAGCAACTATTTGTAGTTAACTATAAGTAATTGTTGGTTTTTTGGAACGGTTCTATATCACATTGTGTAGTTACCGACTTGCGTTTCACCTCACTAACACATTTAAATTTTCCGTAACCCGTGATTGGCGAGGATTTAGTATAATCCATACACCACTCAAGATATTGAAAAAAGAACGCGGAATCAAAAAACTCTAATTCGATGTTTTGTTGTTTAAACCGTGATTTGAACAATGTTTCCATCCGTTTCGGGTCGTGATCCAGGAACTGAAACACCGTAATATTATTTCCACATCCAGTGGCGTATCTGGAAATAATATGTTTGATGTTGGTCGTACTCATGTATCCGATTTTCAATATGTTACGTGTCGAAGAATTGTTGTTCATCATATAAAACGACATTGCTACAATGTTACATGGATAAGATGTCTTTAAGTATATGTCATATAATATTTCACTTTAAGAAATCCATGAACTCGTTATAAAAAATGATGAAATGGACCGATGCAGACGATATTGCGTACTGCGAGGCGGCGGCAGAGACGGATTGGGACTTCAAGGACATTCAATTTCTAAAGTCTCAGAATCCACAACCACCTAAAAAATCAAGCGATACTGTTCAAACTAATACTGTAAAAAAAGAAAAATCAATTGTCGAATAAAATATTCATGTGTATGTCATATTTATCTCGAATGCTCTTCGTATTCATTTGCTTCTAATCGGTAACAGTATACTAGGACATGGTGTTATAATGAGGACGTACAAAAATATTTCCACACATATATTAATGAACAATATCAACGTACAAGGGAAACAACACGAGTATACGTTTCCGCACCCCGGTGTGGATTGTCCATGTCGTAACAACACCAACACCAATAAGAAGAAGTGTAAAAAAATGGTCGCTATATTTTATCGTTTTGCACATTCAAACAAATTGAACCTAAATAAAAAGTGGTACACTTACGTCAAGCTGGAGACAACCACAACCCGAAAACCTAAAAACCTTTGGAAGCACGTGGGCCATGCCATTCTTCATCATTGGTTTGGTAAGGTGAAGGCACAAAAACCAGGCATGCATGTGAGAAGGGAAAACTTGATTCAACTTCCACGGAACAAGTTTGACGGTTTAAACAAGATAAAACCCAAAAACTTAAAAAATGATAAAAAAATCACGATTTTAAAAAGTTTAGGTATAACCAAGCAAAACATTTATCAATATTCCGGTACTGACCAGAAGTTCTATACGGATTTTCAATCAAAAAGCAACGGCAACACAAACCAATTGACAAAACTCCGAAATTACAATAAAAACGTAAGGAGGGCAAACGAGTTTTACGTCACCACAGAGTTGTACAGACATATAGATCCCACAGGGATCCTAGAACCAATTGTTTTCTTCACTAAGTTTTTCACGTTTTTGAACCAGTACGGAATGTGTTTCGAGAGCGGATCTATTGTTTTTGAGGGTCAGAAGATGTACCATCGACTCTTGCCGGATTCAGGTGTTAGAGCTGGGGCTCACATACTGCCAGCTCAATCTCATAGCATGATAAATTACACGCCATGGTCTAAATTGCCGTTAAATAATAATAAGAATATGAACATAATACCATTATAAGCATCATAACTTATTTGTTTTGAAACAAGGCTGAATAATTAATATTTGTATTGACCCAATTCGGCATTTTCCCCTTGTTCTTCGTAAGTTTCCTACGTTTCGCTTCTGCGCTTTGAAGAAGCGTACCAACATGATTCCGTGGCACTGTATTTCTTGTTTTGTTAAATTTGTTATCAAACTCTGCAATAAACTCATTGACATATTTGCGTTTCAATCTTAAATTTTGTTGGAGTCTTGTTATACTGTTGTTATTGTTTGCCCGTCTGTTATTGTTGTTACTGTTTGTAGACATGTTACCCAACGGTATAAAATTACGCCCAATAACACGCCCAAGGGCGTTGTTCCAACGTGGCTCGTTGTTTTCAAATTGATTGTTTCTGTTGTTATTGACACGTACTTGTTGTACTCTCCCATTTTTGAATCGCAATTGGGTCATGAAGCTCTTCACTGATTTTTTCGACACTTCAGGGGACAGTAACCTTACAAAACCTTGGTTCCCGAGACTGACTATTTGTGCAATGGGAGAGTATTGATTGAACGTCCATGTTCTATTCTGAACATAATCAAGCGGGTTCAAACCTCCTATCATGGATCGTACGATACGCGACGTTCGATTACCGCTCACTTTACGTTGTGTCAATCCGCGTTTTCCCGAACGATCATGTACCATCTTTAAGGTTTTGAACACCGCGTCCGGTTTCGATTTGAAATGATGATCATTGCGTAATAATTCTTCGAGAGCATTGTTATTTTTGGTAATATTTCTGATTTTTTTCACACCGTCTGCAATGAAATTGGTTAAAATTTTATCAATCTTTTTCAATTTGATGGACAGATTGACCAAAAACAGAATGCGAAGACTTCCGGGCTCGATGGAATTTTCGTGTGAACCTAATAAATTTCGCTTGCTTTTTGTGTTTGATAAGTTGTTGTACAGTTTCACCATGTGTTTCGAAATGTCCAACAGTAGCCTGGGTGGGGGAGTGTTTGGACGAATGTGGTCGTACATCTGTAAAAACTCACGCACAAAAGCGCGAAGGAAAAACGCTTTCTTGATTTGTTGGTATTCTTGAAATGCTCTTATGTTTTTATTATTTTTTAATTGATTGTGTAATCCTTTGCTTGTTGCGGTTAACTTGGCAACGGTGTTTTTATTCAAGTATTTTCGTAACGGTCCATGTAACAATGTCTGAAGTTTATTGGAGTTCATTAATATATTATTATATTATTATTTTTATTCACTTAAAGAACAAAGTATCGTAAGAACAAGCAACAAGAACAACCATTATGATTCACGAATTTACCTTTGAGCATATGATGAGCCTTTATTGTCCGTATCTCTTTGAAAAGTATAATGATACGTGGGGTCTTAATGAAGAATTCAAAAATGAGCGTGAAGAATATCAAAAAGGAGGTCTTTGTTTCCTAAAAAGACACTTTGGAGAGTGGGTGGGAAAGTTTCTGTATGACAAGTGCATCGCCGCTGGATTTCCTGGTTTGGAGACCCTTGATATCGAACCAGAAAGTGACGATTACGAACATTTCGAGGAAAAATACAGTTGTCCGATAGAGGACAGTACGGTTGCACCGTTTCAATTGACGGATTGGTGCGGAGACTATTACATCATCAAACTCAATGGTAAAGATGAAACGGGAAAGTTTCTGATGCTTCTCGGTCAAATGTTACACGATTATGGTGTGGACTCTGAGAAGCATCAGGAACGTGGATTAGCTGACCCGAATCAGCGAGATTTAATGTTTCGCGCAATGGCAGTGGAGAACATCATAGGAGAGTTGTATCCTATTGTCGAAGATGCATTGAAGTAAAAAAATATTTAAACAAAATTAAAGTTATTATGTTTATAAAGGTATAGAAAATGGTAGAAAATCTATTGGAGCTACAAACCGTACAAAGCAATGTAATTAAAATATTATGTGACGTATTGAAGGAGACTTTAAATGACATCAATTTTATCTTTGATGAACACGGAATTAAAGTGATGGCAATGGACGGCTCACATGTGGCATTGATTCATCTCAAACTTCATGCAAGCAAATTTGAATACTATAAATGTACGGAACGCATGCAAGTAGGACTCAATATGACGAATCTGTTCAAATTAATAAAAACAGTTACCAATTTGGATACCATAACATTTTATATTGCGTCCGATAACAGACACGAATTTTGTATCAACATTGAAAACGCGGACAAAAACAGCAAGACCACCTTTAAATTGAAAATGCTTGATATCGACGAAACGGAACTACGAATCCCTGACATTGAATTGCAATCCGTCATCACCATGCCTTCCAACGATTTCCAAAGAATGTGTCGAGATATGATTAATATATCCGACCTTGTGATTATGACGAGTTGCGCCAATACGTTCACGTTGAGCTGTGAAGGTGACTTTGCGTCGCAAGAGACACAAATTGGAGAAGCGAATCACGGACTGACGTTTTTGAATTGTGATGAAAAGATATCCGGTAAGTTTTCGTTACGATATCTGAATTTGTTTACAAAAAGCACCAATTTGAGTAACACACTGGACATTTACCTGAAGAAAGATTTCCCATTGATGCTCAAATACAACGTATCGAATCTGGGTGAGATTCTGTTTTGTTTAGCTCCCACCATGGACTAATTTTTCCAATGGACTCTAACCTTGGTTGAGCCTTGACGTTTTTTCCTGGCTAACTGCGCAACTTTTGTCTTTCCGTGCAATTTAACCGCCTCGTTTACAGTGATGGGTGAAAAGAGTGTCCAAGAATACACCGCTTTACGGTACAAGATCGGGTTTAACACGTATAACTTATTTTTTTTCAAAATAAAATCGGTTTTTTTGGATTTAGCGAATCTTATAAAATCTATATTTCGGGATTTTTTCCTATTTAAGAAGACGCTCGCACAAAACGCCAACATTCGACCAAGATGAAACGCGATTCATTGATTAAAGCTTATTATGAGAGATATTTGGAGGAGCTTCTTCGATGCAACGAAACGCTGGACGACGTTGAACACACGCCGATCTTACCCGATACGGAGTTTATAGTAAAAACAACACGAATCTCCGATGATGAAGTCTTCAAAGCAATAGATCAGGTGCTAATAGCGAATTGTTTAAGCGAACTGAGTGATTAAATGAATTAAAGAACGATAGTACTATAGTGAACATGAAATGAGTGTTGTGTGCACGATTTGTTTAGATCCAACGGATATAAAGAAACATGTGAATTTTTTCAGACCGAAACAATCGAATGATGTGATTTTGAAATGCCAACACGTGTTTCATAGAAACTGTATCAAAAAGTGGTTAGTGACTGGAGATAACGGTACGAATTGTCCGTGTTGTAGAGATCCTATCAAACTGAAAGAGAGTTACACGTATCTTTATTTAATTTTGTTATATCCTTTCAAAAAGCTTGTACACAATTGTATTCATGAATACGAGATTCTTGACAAATATATATATTTTGATAATGCAATTATTGTTCTTTTCATAATATACATCTATATTAATATCATGCACCCTTGTTTTTTGTTTGTAAACCCAAAAAACAGTATCATTATTTAATTACACAATATAATATTGCGCCCGTGCTTACATGTGCAACAACTGAAACGAACCACATAGTGTACCAGACATATTTATCGAATGGAACGTAGAGAATGGACAAGTCAAGTCCCCCAACAGTAAAAAATGCCCAACTTAAATGAAATAATGCAGTACACCAACCTGCGTGAATACCCACAGGATTCAAGCTATTCACATAGGTTACAGGATCTTGCAATATTAACCCTGTCAGAATAAACACGGGTAGTATATGTGATAAAAAGTTTATGATATGAAATTGAGTCATTGTCCAATTACATACATTGGACAATCTTGAAAAACTTGTATTGTCTAATAGTATTGAAACCTGGAAAGAAGCGCTCAAACCCACAAAATTCATAAGCATCAAGGGAACCATCGCATTACGGTGAGGATATAGCATTGTTTCAATTAACGTATAAACCAAAAGTACCCAACTCAGTTTCGTGTAGGCTGTTATATCAAACGTCCGCATTACTAACATTCCGGTGACGGAGTGAAGCAGGTACCTCCAAAAACAAAATCCAAAAACAAAACATCCTGTTCCAAGTACAATATAAAGCGGTTTCATATATTGCGTGCGTTTCAAAAACGTGTTATATTCTTGTGACGTCATATTTAATTTAAAAATATTTTTTTGTTCCGTAAACTGAAACATATTAAAAAGTAAGACTATATATATTTTTAAACGATATGCAGGTGGAAAAACGAAATGGTTCTTTTGAAAACGTTGACTTTAACAAAATCACCACACGCCTCCGAAATCTGAACCATAGCCCAGACGTCGATCCTATAAAAGTAGCCCAAAAGGTATGTAACTCTGTGTACGACGGTGTCACAACAAAAGAGTTGGACGAGCTGTCCGCGCAAATCTCGATTTCCCTTTCGCTCGAACACCCGGACTACGGTGATTTGGCCAGTCGCATTTGTATTAGTAATTTGCATAAAAGCACGTCCGGAAATTATATGGAGTGTGTCGAATCATTGTACCAATCCAAACTCGTGTCTGAACATTTTGTGAATAACGTGAAAAAAAACATTGCGCGTATTGAAGCGACCATCGATTATGAAAGGGATTATTTGTTTGATTATTTTGGGTTTAAAACGTTGATGAAGTCCTATTTGTTGCAAAGCAACGGAAAGATAATTGAACGACCACAAGATATGTGGATGCGAGTGGCGGTTGGCATTCATGAAGACGACATCGAAAATATCGTTGAAACGTACCATTTATTATCGAATAAATATTTTACACACGCCACGCCCACGTTGTTCAACGCGGGAAGCGAAACGCCGCAACTGAGTAGTTGTTTTCTCCTTGAGGTGGACGATGATTCCATTTCAGGAATATTCAAGTCCTTGTCGGACTGTGCCCAGATTTCGAAATACGCAGGTGGAATTGGAATGCATATTCATAAACTGAGAGCAACCGGTTCGAACATTGGAAAATTAAAGAACGCCTGTACCGGAATATTGCCCGTGTTACGTATTTTCAACGCGACGTCTCGTTACGTAAATCAAGGAGGTAAGAGACCTGGTTCCATTGCCATTTATTTGTCTACCGATCATCCGGATTTGCCCAAATTCTTGGAACTAAGAAAGAATCATGGGGATGAAGAAGAAAGGTGTCGTGATTTGTTCTACGGACTATGGATATCTGACCTGTTTATGAAACGTGTGCGAGATAACAAACTTTGGAGTTTCTTTTGTCCAAGCAAAATTGGTGTTGACCTCCAGAACTTGTATGGAGAGGAGTATGAACGAGTGTACGAGCAACTCGAAGCGGACGGGTTGTATCACAGTCAAATGAAAGCGCAAGACATATGGTTGGCCATTTGCAACTCGCAAATTGAAACAGGTACTCCATATCTGCTTTACAAAGATGCTATAAACAAGAAATCCAACCAAAAGAATGTGGGTGTCATCAAGTCTAGCAATCTTTGCACCGAAATTGTGCAATACACCTCACCAGAGGAAGTGTCTGTGTGCAATCTTGCGTCCATCGCGTTACCGACATTCGTAACCGATGGACAATTCGATTTCGATAAACTCCATTCGGTGGTCAAGACGATTACTACAAATTTGAACAAGGTCATTGACGTCAATTTCTATCCTGTACCTGAGGCGAAGCTGTCCAATTTCAGGCATCGCCCCATCGGAATCGGTGTACAAGGACTGGCGGACGTGTACATGCTACTCAAACTACCGTTCGAGTCGAACGAGGCGGCGACGCTGAACTCGAATATTTTCGAAACCATCTATCACGGTGCATTGGAAAAATCGTGCGAGCTCGCCGAGAAGTGCGGACACTACGAGTCCTATCCAGGGTCTCCTATATCGAACGGAGTGTTTCAATTTGATATGTGGGACTCCACTTCGTTGTACCGAAACGATTGGGACGAACTGAGACTCAAAATAAAACAATTCGGTGTGCGCAATTCGTTACTCATCGCTCCGATGCCCACCGCGTCCACGTCTCAAATTTTGGGGAATAACGAATGTATTGAACCGTACACGAGTAACATTTACTTGAGAAGAACCCTTGCGGGAGAGTTTGTTGTGATTAACAAACATCTTATTAACGATTTGTTGAAATTAAAACTGTGGAATTTAGATATGAAAAACAAAATCATCTTACACAAGGGGTCGGTCCAGGATATACCCGAAATCCCGGACTCGATCAAAGTGCTTTACAAAACCGCATGGGAATTGTCCCAGAAACATTTGATTGACCAAGCCGCATCTCGAGGCAGATTTGTGTGTCAAAGTCAAAGCCTGAACTTGTTCGTTGCAAAGCCCACCTTCAAAAATTTGACGTCCATGCATTTTTACGCATGGAACGCTGGATTGAAAACAGGCGTGTATTATTTACGCACAAAACCCGCGGTGGATGCTATACAATTTACAATCAAACCGGTGTGCGAAACATGTTCTGCTTAACTTAAAGATATTCCATTTTTCAATCACAAATGCACATTGTTTTACATTATAGTTTAGTATTACTGTTTATTCGGTGTTTCTCGTTTGGATTAGAGTATGGATACAGAAATTTCTGCTATCCAATTTCTTTGACCGGTTTTTTCACATTCTGGATACAATTTTCTCCATTATGTGAAAAAATTCATCAAATGACTTATTATCTAGACGCCTTTATTATTAATGTTGTATTGTTTGGTGCAATGCACTTATCCATGTCATTAACAACACAATTAAAACACTTAAACAATTCAATGCACAATGAACACAATGAGTAAAGAAATTTTTGGTCCAAAAAAATTGTACATTAGTTTATACATGAAATTGTTATTATTTGCAATTGTTGGTGTTATCGCTTTCTTGGTGTACATGTTTTTGAAACGCATTATGTAACGTAAAAAACAAGTTACGTCAAATACCGTTTACAGAGCGTTTTATATCCGATTCCATTTGGATAAGACCACACTCTATCGGTTGACCGTTTGTATAAGCACGAAAGCTTTCCTATAATACGTATCATCGTTTTCCATTTATTTGAATTATGCAGAATGCGTTCGCATTCTTGTTTCAACACATAAAAATAATTGATATCATGGACATTCTTGTTTTGAAAATGTTTACACGTCTTATCATAGGCTAGCCACATTTGAAAGTCGGTCATTTTTGGACAATCAATCGCTATTCCGAACAACACCTGTTCTATTCGATTCAGTGTACGCGTTTTTAAATAACACGTGCCTAGCTTTTAAATGGTACAAATTAAAGAATATATGTTAATAATAAGCATAAATGGATGACATCGATTATTTAAAATCAAATTGTGAGAGAAAATCCTTGATGTTTTTTGTGGATTCTGAAAAAAGAGACCGCAATTTATATCCACACCCAAACGAGTATGCGGTAAAGTTTTCGACGCCTTTCAGAAATGTGTGTAAACTGCAAGTGATAGACGCATCTATTCCAAGAACACATTATAATATTGATGTGTCCAATAACAAATTTGTGTACACAATCAAATACGACGAATCCAACGAACAAGAGTACACCTTGTATGTGGACATCGGCGATTATAACGACTTACAGCTTATCGAAGAAATGAATAAACATCTCAATCATATGACCATTGATAATCTGTCAAACCCGGGTGAAAAAAGAAAACAGTTCATCTTCAGATCAACATTCATGTTTGACATTTTAATGAACAAATCAACCATGAAGTCGATTTTGGGATTCGATTTTAAAGCGGATACAATCTTTCCTTCGGTTGATAATCCGTACGAGTATGTAAAATCTGAAGCCATAAATTTACTAAACGATGAAACCAACTCGGTGGACATCATGAATTCCGAGTACGTTCTGTATCAAAAGTTTTATTGTGATACATCGGGTTTTGTTGACGAGATAACATTAAATGTGAGCAACATTACGGAACAGTTCGTTATGAAATTAAGCATATTGTTATGGGAAGACAATGCGTGGACAATCGTGGGAACTAGTAATGTTCCCTTACAAAATGGTATGAAATTTGTGAACGCAAAATTTAATCAATTGTACGTAACCCACGGAAAGGAATATTACCTTAAATTGAACGTCACGAATCAGCAGTACGCGGACTCGTTAATCAGTTACTCGTTAAATTTTCATTTGACGAACGTGGAAGAAAACACTCTTTACATAAAACCAAATGATGGTGTAACCTTCACTCCAGATGTGTGCAATGATTATATCGCGTCCAAATACAAACCCAATAACATCGATACCATTGCAAAACTGTTATACGGATACGACGATCCGCACGCGGTCATTATTCGTTTGAACTTTAAAATACAAATGTTGACCCCAACATTTTCGTTGATAGCTCCTTGTATGTACAATTTAATTGGCGAAAGGTACATTTTGTTGAAATGCAAAGAGATTGAGAACGTCAGTTCCACACAGAGAACCTTCGAAACCCGAGACGAAAACAATCAAGTGACAGAGAGCCAGTTGGTTATGGGTCTCGCAAAATTCAAACTCGGAGTTACCGGATACCAAGAGGAGCGTTTCGATTACAATATGATACCCACACCCGATTTTCATCCAATCGGAAAGTTACAAACATTAACACTTCGTTTTGAAAACAATAAGAACGAGTTGTACGATTTCAAGGGTATAAACCACACCTTGACTTTATTAATCGAATATTATGAGCCCAAGGTGGATAACGACCAACGATTGTGTATGTATCATTTGAACCCGAATTATCAAGAGTATTTGTCTGATATGACAAATCCTGATATACACACGTTCTGAAATAAAAATATTGTTTTATTATAAATGCCAGCTCTGAAAAAAGCAAAGACCTTGAAAGAAATACAACAAATGTTAAAGAAGGGAGGAACCGCGAAGAATAACTCGAAGTATCTCAAGTTAACCCCTGTCAAAAAAAATAATAAAAAAACCAATACAGTCACCATAAATATTAACGAAGCGAACAAAATGTTCACAAACCATGTCAAACAATTGAAAAGAAATGGTAAAATAACCCTTACGCGTAAAGATCCCGGGTATCGTGAAGAGATTGTAAGTAAAATGAAAAACTTTTTCAACAAACACAAAAACAATAAGAAAACTTTGCCCAAAATGTATAACAAAAACTGGTTTGTAAACAAAGTACTGAAAATGAATTCTTCACCTGCCAAAAAGGCTTCACCCGCCAAAAAGGCTTCACCCGCCAAAAAGGCTTCACCTCCCAAAAAGGCTTCACCTCCCAAAAAGGCTTCACCCGCCAAAAAGGCTTCACCTGCCAAAAATTACACAAAGGGGTACATCCCACCTTTATGCTATCACGCGCGATCACCCGAACAAATCAAATATTACTCTGGACCAGGTTCGGTGTACAACATGGCATTAAAAAAGAAAAAGGCTATGAAAAAAAATGCACTGAAAACCTTTATTAATACCCAAGTGAAGGAACTGAAAAAGAATAACATCAGTATTATCAAAAATTAACTTAAAGACTACAGTTCATTCTATTACAAATGACTATGAAAGAAATGCCAACATTTAACATTTCATCCAACGAACTTATTATTGTGAACAATGGACAATTTAAACTATTTTTGACCTTTTCGAATGACAAACAAGATGCAATTTCATATTTTGAAAGTAACTCGAGTCACTTTCAATATGCGAAAAAAAATGAACAAAATCAATGTATCCGATTTTCGTACGAAGGATCCACGGCAATTGATGTGTTGTGTTTTCTGTTGAACAAACACGTTCTTCAACAGTCACCCGATGTTGAAAGGAACATTATCAACTCAGACATATCCTGTATGTCTAGGAGCGGTGCGCCATACAACGTAAAATACACACTATTGTCGGATATTGCAATTCCACCATACAAAACCAGAGAATCCGACTCGGGATTGGATTTGGTTTTAGTGGAAGAAAAATACAAAAAAGGAAACTTGACCATGTTTGGAACCGGATTGTCCATTCAACCTCAATCTGGGTATTATTTCGACTTGGTACCAAGAAGTAGTATTATAAAAAAGGGGTACATATTGGCAAACAATGTGGGAATTATTGACCAAGGCTATACAGGCGAGGTGATGGTTCCATTGATTAAGATTGACCCTGATGCACCGGATTTGGAGCTCCCATGTCGACTCATGCAACTCATTCCGAGAAAATGGTACAACTTCGTACCGGAAGAAACAGAGGAGTTAGAACAAACAAGCCGCGCGGGCGGAGGTTTCGGAAGTACGAACAAATGATTTATTTTTTAACGTCCTAAAAACATCATACCACCACCAGCAAGAACACCAACAATACCAGCGATTAATATAAAAATCATGTATCCCTTCATTTCTTTCCACTTTTTATCTTTGATACAGTGATCGTGTTTATTGTATATGTCAATGTACATCGACGCCGAGATGATGTTAAGAAGACCGACAAATATTACCAGAATATTGGCTAACATGTTTGTTTTTGTTTATAGTATATATATATTATTAATTATATGTATTTCTTGATCCCGGAGGCCATATTTTCTTATAAAAAACGATTGATGAACCACTTGCAATAGTTACTATTATCGACGCCACCAATAAAAACACCATATATTTTTTCATATCTTTCCATTTTTTATCTTTGATACAACGATTGTGTTTATTATAAATATCAATATACATAGATGTTGATATTATATTTAAAATACTGACAAATAAAGCCATTATTAATAATAAGATACCTGGTCCTGATTTTGTAGTTGTACTTGTAGTCATATTCCTATATCACAATATTTTATTTTTTTTAGTGCTTTCCTCCAACATTTGAGAAAGTGATTCAATAACGTTTCCATAATCGTTGTTTTGTTGAAAAATATGTTTCAAAATATTCACGTCACTCAACACCTCGTCGCCTAATATTTCATCTATCTTAGCTGGTAAAAGTTCTTCGACTTCACTTTCATTTTCGCTTACGTTTTTGATTTCATTTTCGTTTTCATTTTCATTTTCGTTTTCATTTTCATTTTCATTTTCGTTTTCATTTTCGACTTCACTTTCATTTTCGCTTACGTTTTTGACTTCATTTTCGTTTTCGACTTCACTTTCGACTTCGCTTTCGACTTCGCTTTCAGTTTCACTTTCGTCAGAATCCAACATAGGTATGTTAAAATTGATTTCGCCAAGCTTGTTTGTAATCAGGTTAATAAGTTCCAATTGTTTAAAGTTTATTAAACTGATGAAACCAATTAACATGAACTCGAGAGTTGATATAAATATGAAAACGAACATTGTGATAGTTATACATAAGAAGAGTCATCAATTTCTTTAAATTATTAAAGTACTTAAATAAAAAATTATATGATTATAATATATATATATGTGTAGCAATCGAATTGATAAATTATACAACGACATTGAACATGAGACGTTCAAAACCCATAATGATGTGTGTATATGCTTGATAGATATCGAAAATTATACTAATTGGTGTAAAACACGTGAACCCATGGATATTTATTTGACAATGACAAAATACAACAAGATATTAACAGAGTTGTTACACAAACACGCATATGCGGAAAAAATAGAATTAGTCGGTGATTGTGTTTTGATTGTTTCTGGTATATCGGATGATAATCAAGAAATAGAAACCAAAACGTCTAGTATTTTGTCCTTCTGTTTCGAATTACTACAAAACATAAAAACGATCAAACATATCTTTAACGATGATAAAATATCTTTAAGGATTGGTGTACACATTGGTGATATTTGTTCTGGTATGATATATCATCCCAAAAAATATCAAGTGTTCGGTTCAGATATCAATTTAACAAGTCGATTAGAATCAACAGCGTTGAGTGGTACCGTACATGTCTCAAGCAGTGTGTGCAAAAGATTATCGTGTGAATATTTAAGGGAAAATGATATTGAAACAGGAAAAATACTAACAAAAGATTTGAAAGGTGTTGGAAGTATTGATACCATGTTATTATTTCAAACCAAAACCAACGAAATATTAATTGGTGACGATATACTCTCGACGTGTAAAATTATTGAGCGTTTAATTGAAAAAAACACGAATTATAAGACAACAAGTGCAACGCATATTGATACCTTATTAGAAATGATGTACACCTGTGTATATTCCTGTGTAATCTTAGACCGTTATTATGATGTTGAAGACATTTTACCCAAAATTAAAAAATTTAGGGAATGGGAAAAAGACAATCGTAATTTTAAACAACCTATATTTCTTATTTCTAACGAAATACCTACAGATCAAATTATTCCGCTAGTACAAGACTTTATTCATAAGAGTGAAAACTTTTATTCATCACTATTAAATAAAATGATAAATCATTAATTTTTCACTTAAAGACAATGTAACTTTTAAAGAAATATACAAAGATGCCCATCGTTTCAAAGTTTTCCGAATTGAACGCAGACTCCTTGAAGTTTTCAGACCCATGGGTCAACAAATCAGGTGGACAAACGGTATTTGTGACGGATTCGAACAACAAGAAAATTGTGTTTACCACCCCGTTGTGCAAGGCTCCTTTCGGTGTCTCGTCCATGAATGGTAGGTACTCCATTTCATTAAATGTACCAAAAAACGACGACAAAACCAAAGATTTCAGTAACTTTTTATCGCAGTTGGATCTTCATATTTTGAGTAAAGCAAAAAATTGTAGTCAATCCTGGTTTAAAAAGGACCTGTCACCAAGCAAAATAACATCTATGTACAACCCCAACTTGAAGAACAAAAATGAAAATTATCCTCCGGTTTTTCGAGCACGATTTCCAACCGATCCGCAAGGAAACTTCATGGGGAATATCTACGACTTCAATCGTAACATCATCAATCAGAGCAATATAACAAATGGTTCCATGATTGAAGCCATCGTGGAATTAGGAGGAATTTATTTTATTGCCAACGATTTCGGTGTGTCCTGGAAGATTTTACAAATCAAAGTCAACCCCAACGTTCCAGTGAAGGGGTACGCGTTTATGGACGATTCGGACAGTGACATGTCAGAGGCTGAGCCCAATTGAGGGTTTAACGTTATTTAATATAAAAATTTGACCACAAAAAAATATCGTAAGGATTTATCGTTTTAGTGTGCTTACAATTTAGTTTTTGATCTAATTTATAATTTAAATGCTTATTGCGATTTTTTGTTACACTTTTGATAATCGGATGGGATACACATGATTCTTCGATGGTCGCAAAGTTCTGTATTCTCGACGTAACTATTTTGTCATAATCTTTTGGAACACGTGATTTCATGTTTATCTTGTTCAAAACCCTATTCTCTGATGTCATTGAGTTGGGGTGTGAGACAACCACGTGACGATGATTCAACAAACCATGAAAATATTGAGGAACGTAAAAATATTCCATGGGTATCCAATAAAACTTGAGAAACTTGTACGCTTTATAATGCACAAAAGCCATCGCTAAGACTCTGTCGTCGGCTTTATTTTTATTGTTACGTAACATGCGTTTCCATAGAGTCAGTAGCTTTATTGCTGGTTTGCTGTTGTTGAAATACATGATACCCCCGCTCGTTTCAAGTGTCAGCCAGTCGAATACCGTTGACAATCGCGGCTCGCTATTCCAATTGAACGCCATGAAATCGTAATGACCGTCTGTTTTGGTAAACAATAGCGGCGAGGCGTGCAAGTGCATATCTATATCCATATACAAAATCGGTTTTCTAAAACGTTTAATCATTTTTGTTATAAATATTGGTTTGTAGTTTATTTTGTCTTGAACCGAATATTTCTTTGGAAACGCAACGTGCTCAATATGAAAGGACAACTTATATTTTTTCATATTGTTTTTGAATGTTTCCACCAAATCGCCGTAGGTTTTTTTGTTTGTTTTCCGTTTCAAAAAGAAATCATACCCTGTGTTCTCACACACGTCGTCTGTATTACCCCACCAATATGTTACAAAAACAACTGACATAATATAATATTTATCTACATTTTATTCATCATACGTTTCAAATTTATTTTGAGTTGGTCATTTTCAGTCATTGTCATAAACCAAAACTTATCTTTCTTGTTTACTTTGAATATCTTTTTGTTTTGTTTTATTGTAACGGTGTACCCATTATCGCTGATCACAAATCCTCCTACTTTCATTTTGATATCCATGATGTCTTTCAAACATAAATATCTACAGTATCTACCTACCCATAATGTGTATTTATCGGGTACATAACAGTATCCGTCTAATACATTTCTACAATAATACAAAGTGTTCAAATTGGTCTCTGATTTGTACTTTGTGTATAATACATCAGACAGTACTGTGGACAACTCTTCCTCTTTCGACGGAATGTCTGAAATCTCAGGAAAAGGTTTTTTTGAAGCCATCGTTGTTTTGCAAATAATATATATTTTATTATATAAATGGGTATATTATTTAATGAGTTTGAAGAAAAGCCCACGCCAACTTTTTACGCACTATTATTGTTGTTTATTGGACTACTGTTTTTAGGCGGTTATAAATATTTTTCCAATGTAAATGATAAGTACAAATGTTCCTTAACTTTGAAAAACCCAGACGAGGGAGGAGCATGTTTCGATAAAAACAAAAAAATATTACCAAACACGAATACTTCACATCAATGTTGTAACGAGAACGGTGTGAAAAATAAAAACACATGGCAAGATGTTTCGTATTTAAAACAGGATTGTACCGGAAATTGGATTGACATGTATGCTGGAAGATGTGTAGAAAATTCGAATGGTATGAATATTACATGTAACAATCCCGGGTTTACATACAAACAATTTAATATGATTAAACCGGCTAAGTTCGGAGGAGAATGTCCGTTTGTGGACGGTGAAATGAGAGCATCACCGTGTGTAAGAACATGTGTTTCAAGTGATTGCTCTCCAACAGATAATAATCCTGTGTGCGACGGTTCAGGTAGAGTGATAGGTTTCAATGAATGCTTTGCGCGTGCGGCGGGTTTTACATCGTTTGAGCCCTGTGCGAACCCTGTTCATTCAAATGACATAAAACCAACAACACCAAAACCTTCAGAACGCCCCTCTGGTGTTGTCAGTACTGAACATTGTTTAGGACCGAACAACAGTGTCGGACTTGAGGTGTGTGATAAAAACAATAACAAAGTTGCAATAAACTCGTGTGTAGCATTGGAAACGGTTGAAGATTACACAGGATTTGATGGAGTAAATTACAAGTTTTGTCACCCAACCCATGTTTGCACCAAAGAGTACAATCCGATGTGTGACAAAAACAATAAAGTTATTGCTTCAAACAAATGTGTCGCAGGTACGTTGGGATACAAAGTTGATTTATTAAAATCATGCAATGGAATGCAAAGACCCATCACAAAACCAGATACTCCTGTTGGCATAGATCCGGTACCCGAAGACCCACCAGTTGGTGTATATCCGGTACCCGAAGACTCGCCAGTTGGTATCGATCCGGTACCCGAAGACCCGCCAGTTGGTATCGATCCGGTACCCGAAGACCCGCC